GACGATACGGCGCGGGAAGGATGGCAAGGCCGAGGGCGTGGATATCACGGCGTCTGACGGTTCTCTGATCGCGCAGCAGAGCATTCAGCGCGGCACCGATGGGCGCATTGCGGGGGCGGGTTGACCCTCGAAGCTGATCGCGAACGCGGTCAGAAGGCAGACAAGCTCCTCAATGATCCGATGCTCGCCGAGGCATTCGACCTCGTGAAGCAGGCGGTCCACGAATCATGGGAAGGCACGCCGATCCGCGACAAGGAAGGCGCGCACGAACTGAAACTGATGTTGAAGCTCTTGGGCGACGTGAGAGCAAACCTCGAACGAGCAATCACTGACGGCAAGCTTGCCGCCATCGAACTCGAACACCTGAACCGTCGCGAACAGAGCCCGGCCGACTTCCGGGCAACCTACCTCAGAAGGTAATCAATGGAACCTGAATCGACTCAGGTTACCGAGCAACCCTCAGCGGACTCGGTGACAGAGGACCGTATTGCCTCGATTTTCGGTGGAGGCGATCCGGAACCAGCAGAACCCACCGAGGCAGCAAGCGAGACTGAAGCGCCAGAAGGCGCAGAGCCGCCTGCCGAAGAGATGTTCGAGCTGGAACTCGAAGGCGAGAAGTTCACGCTACCGAAGAAGCTGGAGAAAAGCTTCCTGCAGGAGCGGGACTACACGCAGAAAGCCCAATCCCTCGCGGAACAGCGCCGCACGTTCGAGCTGCAGCAGCATCAGCAACGCATTTCGCAGATGTCGCAGCAGTTCCACGCCGAAGTCGCGCAGGAGCAGCAACAGCTGCAAATGCTCGATGCGGTCCTAAAGCAGGCACGTGCGACCGACATGTCGCAGCTGTCCCTGGAGGATCTGATCCGCAAGCGCGCCGACATCGAGAATCTCACGGAGCGGCGATCGCAGCTCAACGAGATGATCGAAGGCAAGCGCAAGGAATGGGGTGAAAAGCAGCAGCAGGAGATCGCGAAGCTTCGGGCGCAGAGCCTGGAGACCATCAGCAAGCGCATTCCTGGCTGGACCGACGCGACCGCGAAGGCGATCCGTGAGCACGCGCTCTCGGAAGGCTATTCGGAAACGGAGCTCAACTCGATCCTCGATCCTCGCCACGTCACAACCCTGTGGAAGGCCCAGCAGTTCGACCTGCTGAAGTCCAGAGCCACCTCGGCCGTGACGACCGCGAAGAACCCGAAGACGACTCCCTCCAATCCGATGCCGCCGCGGGTCCGCGAAGACCTCAACTTCCGCAAGGTGGCTCAGAAGGCGAACACGGACAAGGCGTATGCAAAGTCGTCCGAGTTTGCAAGCGCCCTCGAGAGCCGCATTGCCCGCAAATTTGGTGGATAAGCAATGGCACAGGTAACTGGTACTACGTGGACGAGCTCGGTTGCGAACTCGCTCACGATGGCGACGAACGTTCGCGAATCTCTGGAAGACGTGATCTGGCTGCTCGACCCCATGGACACGTGGGCGCTGAGCAACCTCCCGCGAGGCGAGAAGCCCGACAACGTCTATCACGAGTGGCTCTCGGACGAGCTTTCCGGCGCAACGGCGAACCGCCAGATCGAAGGCGACGACGCCTCGTTCAGCACGGCGAACCCCGCTTCGCGCATCGGCAACTACTGCCAGATCAGTCGCAAGACTTTCCTGGTCTCCGGCACGCTCGAGGAAGTGAAGAAGGCCGGCCGCAAGTCCGAGATCGCACGTCTCGGCACGAAGCTCATGAAGGAGATGAAGCGCGACATCGAGCAGGCGCTGGTGACGAACCAGGCAAGCTCGGCGGGTGGCTCGGGTACCGCGCGCTCTCTCGCGTCCATCGAGAGCTGGATCGCTGGTCCCACTGCATCTACGGCGGGCACCGCGGCGAATGTCGTCGCGACGACCACCACGGCGGCGACAGCGACCACGCCGGGCTTCTCTAGCGGCACTGTCGCTGCGCCGACTGACGGCACGACCACGGGCGCACTGACGGAAGGCCAGTTGAAGGCCGCCCTGCAGGGCGCGTGGGAAGACGGTGGCGATCCGCGCGTGATCCTCGTGGGTGCAACCCAGAAGAAGGTTATCGACGGATTCACTGGTATCGCGACCCGCTTCGTGGATTCGAGCCCGAAGAAAGAAGCAACGATCATCGGTGCGGCCAACATGTACGTTTCGGAGTTCGGCTCCCCGCACATGGTGGTCCTCAGCCGATACGTGCGCGCGAGCGTCGTCCTGTGCATCGACCCGGAATACTGGGCGGTGTCCTTCCTGCGAGCTCCGTTCGTGGAGCCGCTGGCGAAGACCGGCGACGGCGAGAAGCGCCAGATGCTGGCGGAATACACCCTCGTGGCTCGTAACTACAAGGCGAGCGCGAAGGTGGTCGCGGCGGCGTAACCCTGAAGGGGCGGTGTAATAGCCGCCCCTTCCTTTTCCCCGAAAGGCTACATGGCATCTCTCGTAGACATCGACCCTCTCCGAGGGGTCGAGACGTGGGCGGATGGAGACGAATCGAACCGGCTGCAGGTTCACTACCGGCAGGACGTTGAGCCGATCGTCGAGCGCGCGAAGGCGTTCCGGAACGAAGGCAAGTCCGATGCTCAGTGGAAGCGGGGAGGCGTGGCGCTCTATGCCTCGATCCCGCCGGTGGTCGTCATGGAGCTGCTCACGAAGTACGGCATCAACCTCATGCGTGCGCAGCCTCAGGACATGTACGCCGCCATGAAAGTGATCGATCGCGACTACCCAGCGCTCAAGTGCACGGATCGCGTTCACCACAAACGGACCCAGTGGATATGAGCGCTGAAGCGGCGGAAGTTGCGAAGCTCGATCCAGCCGCGATCAAGCGCGCCAACCAGCTCTATGAGGCGGGCAAGGTCGACGAGGCCGCGCAGGTGATCGAGGAGTTCATGCTGCGCGAGCCGAACGACGCGCAGGCGCTCACACTGAGCGCGACGATCCTGAAGAAGTGCAAACGGTTACCCATTGCATACTCGCTTGCGAAGCGGGCAACCGAAATGCGGCCGGACCGGCCGGAACCCTGGAATGCGTTTGGCCACTGCGCCCAGGCGTTGTGGCGACTCGATGAAGCGCTGAGCGGCTATCGCAAGGCCCTGCAGCGGGCGAAGTCCAAAAATCAGCAGGCGCTGTACCTCAACAACATTGGCTCGACGCACATCGATGCCGGTGAGTTCGCAAAGGCAGAGCCGTTTATCAGCCAGTCGCTCTCGCTCGATCCGAACGACCGCATGGCCCGCCACAACATGGGCCTGTGTCTCCTCGCCAGGCGCCAGTGGCGCGATGCATGGCCGTACTACTCAGCCTCGGTCGGCACAGAGTCCCGCCTCAATGTGAAGTACATGCCGGAGCCCGGCGAGCCCACCTGGGATGGCACGAAAGGCAAGACCGTTGCGGTCTACGGGGAGCAGGGGCTCGGGGATGAGATCGTAGCGGCGTCCATGTACGGGGAGGCAGCCGCAGACTGCGGCAAGCTCATCATCGACTGCGATCATCGTCTCGCGCCGCTGTTCAAGAGGTCGTTCCCCCAGGCGAAGGTCTACGGCACCCGCTGGCAGAAAGGACTGGCGTGGGCACCGGAAGATCGGCAGGTGGACTACTCGGTCGCGGCATTCGAGCTCGGACGCTTCTATCGCAACGAGGATGCGGCCTTTCAAGCAAGGCCGTACCTCGTGCCGTGTCCCGACCGAACGGCCATGTGGCGTTCTCTGTTCGCCACCAAGGGCAAGCCCGTTATCGGCATCGCGTGGACAGGAGGTACATGGCACAACGCGGCCATGCATCGGAAGGTCGATCTTCCAGACTGGAAGCCGATCTTCGACTCCATCGATGCGCACTGGGTGAGCCTGCAATATAAGGACGCCGCGAAGGAGATCGCCGGCTCGCCGGTCGTGCAGTATCCCTACGCGACACTCACCAAAGACTACGACGACACAGCGGCCCTTGTGGCCGCCTGTGATCTCGTCATCAGCGTGCCGACTACAGTCGTACACCTTGCCGCTGCTCTGGGCACGCCCACGATCGCGATGATGTCGGCGAAGTCCTGCTGGAAGTTCGCTGGCGGTTTGGCATGGCATCCAAACGTGACCCTGATCCCGAACTCCGGGGACTGGGCGCAGACAGTGGCGCAGACCGCCGCGTCTATCCGACAAGTCCTGAAAGGCTCTCCCAAGTGACCGATGCCAGAGATCCGGTCCGCGTCTTCATCGGCGTGGATCGGCGCCAACCAGTGGGACTGTCGGTCCTGCAGCACTCGATCGTGTGGCGATCCTCACGGCCGGTATCGATCCAGCCGCTGATCCTGGAGCAGTTGCCGATCAAGCGTCGCGGACTCACGACGTTCACGTTCTCCCGCTTTCTCGTCCCGTGGCTCTGCGACTTCAAGGGATCGGCCGTCTTCATGGATGCGGACATCCTCGTCAAAGGGGATATCGCCGAACTCATCGCCTGCGCCGATTACAGCTACGACGTGCAGGTCATGCAGGACCAGCCTCGGTTCGAGTGGCCGTCCGTCATGCTATTCAACAACGCGCGCTGCATGAAGCTCATGCCCGAGTACGTTGAGGACCCGGCTAACGCGCTGTTCGATCTCGCATGGGCAAAATCGGTCGGCTCGTTCCCGAAGGAATGGAACCGCTGCGTCGGGTACTCGGAAGGCGACGCGAAGCTCTATCACTACACACAGGGACTCCCGGTGTGGCCCGAGACACGCGGCAATTTCGCAGAGGATCAGATGTGGGTGGACGAGCACCGTCGCGCGAATGGCACAGTGTCGTGGAAAGAGCTCATGGGCACGTCAGTCCACGCGCCGCTCACTCTGAAAATGTATCGCGCCCGGACGTTGCCCGAGGACGTCGAATTTGTGACCGGAGCAGGCAATGCCGTTAATCAGTGAGGCCTATCGCGCACAGCAGGAGCACCTGCACGAAACGACCCAGTACGGTACGGCGTCTATTCAGTACGCGCCGATCGTTGGCCAGATTATCGAGCGACTGTCTGTCTCGCACCTGCTCGACTACGGCAGCGGCAAAAGCTGCAACCTCGGAAAGACACTGTTCTCACGCAGCTCAGCTGTGCGACCGAAGCTCGAGCACATCCCGCCGGGCGAGAAGTTCAAGTATCAGGCGTATGACCCCGGTGTGCCGGAGCTTGCCGGCCTGCCGGTCCCCGCACAGATGGTCGCGTGCGTTGACGTTCTTGAGCACGTCGAGCCGGAATGTCTGGACTCAGTCCTCGATCATCTGGTGCAGCTGACGGAGGCTGTCGCTTTCCTGACCGTGCACACCGGCCCCGCGAAGAAGACCCTACCCGACGGCAGAAACGCGCACATTAACCAGCAGCCGATGCAGTGGTGGTTGCCGAAGCTGTGGGATCGCTTTGACCTGCACACCGTTCAGGTCACCGGGGAGCACGCGTTTTATGTGATCGGGTACGCGAAGCCGCGGCTCGAAATGCCAGACGGCAAGAAGGCCGCATAAATGGCCGTCATCACCTCGTACTCCACGCTCCAGACCGCGATGAGCGATTACCTTGCGCGCGCGGATCTCACGACGTGGCTGCCGAATTTCACGCAGAACTGGGAGGAGCGCTTCTACCGCGAGCCGGAAAATTGGGGCTCGTGGATGGAAACGGCGCTGAGCGTCAGCATCGGAAGCAACGTGGCGGCGGTCCCCACGAACTACCTCGGCCTGCGAATCGCGTACATCAGCGGGCAGAACTCGGCGCCGCTCAAGCGCATTTCGCTCGACCAGCTCTATCAGCGCTTTCCACGAGCAGGCAGTACCGGCACACCGGCCTACATCGCCCGAAACGGTGCGAACTTCGAGTTCGGGCCTATTCCTGGCTCGGGGACGCTTGCCGGTACCTACTACGCGAAACCAACGCTGATCCGCAGCTTCGCAAGTGATGCCGCAGCTCACTTCCTCATCGTGAACGCGCCAGACCTGTGCCTGTACGGATCGTTGCTCGAAGCGGCGCCGTTCATCAAGGATGACGCTCGCTTGCCAACGTGGGGGAACCTCTACTCGGTAGCGCTCGAAGGCTACCGCGGGCGTATGCGATCGGAGGATTTCTCAGGCTCCGCTCCGCACACGGTGGTCGTGTGAGCAACTACGACGGCAGCATCGTCTTCAAGGAGTGGTTGCCGGATCAGCCCGAGCTAAACAATCCAGGCCTGACGGAAGCGTCAGGTGTTGTCCCTGCCGGGCCGGCATACGAAAGCTACAACCCGCTCCTGACAGCTGGAACGGCAATGGCGAACTCCGCCTTGCAGGGGGTGGGGCTACTGACTAGCGGAGAGGTCGGAGTAACTCCCGCGGTATACGTTGGCACATTCTCCGGAAACATCTACCGCTCTGCTGAGTCAGGCGGCGTGTTCGGTGGAGCATGGAGTGATAGGGCAGCGTCGAGTACGGGCTCTGTCACCGGACTGGTTCAGTACGGCCCATACATCATTGCGTGCGCATCACTGGTTCCCGTACAGCATCACACCCTGGGATCAGCGTCCAACTTCTCGACGCTAGGCAGCGCGACTGGAGTCGCGCCGGTGGCCAGGGCCATTGGTGTCATTGGGCAGTTCGTGATGGTTGGGCGGATACCCACCAACATCTGCGCAGTTCAATGGAGCGGGATTGACGATCCGCTTTCATGGCCAACGCCCAGCTCC